AAGGTATTCGGATCGCACCATAAAAGTAGGCAATACGCTACAAAGTTGTTTTGATAATGCAAGACACACCTCTCCCAGTAGCCGAAATAACGAAATCGGATATTTTATCATTTTTATTCTTATCGCGCTATCTTCGTATTATCGTATTTGAATCATGGCTCTCATTAGCAGGTCCGAAGCCGCACGCGCATTGGGCGTATCACCTGAAGCTGTCTATGCAGCAGTGAAAAGCGGAAGATTATCGGTCAAGAAAGACTCATCTGGCAAGCCTGTTGTGGATAGCGAAACAATGAGAGAGGAATGGGCCAGGAACACGCAAACGAGAATTGGCATCGGGCCTAAGGCTGCTGGGTCGGGTAAAGAAAAGAAACCTTTACGAAGCCGCGAGGAGAGAATGGCTTCTGGGGTGGAGCAGCCAAGGATCAGCAAGACTCAGGAGTCGATCCCTGACTATGACGAATCTCGCGCTCGAACGGAGCACTTAAAAGCAGAGCTGCTTGAACTTGATCGACAACAAAAAGAAGGGCTCCTGGTCAAAGCGGAAGACATTGCATTGGAGTGGTCGGAAATCATCACCCGTGCAAGAACAAAGCTATTAGGGATACCAACCAAGGCAAAACAGCGAATACCAGACTTAGATACAGACGCTATTGGTGTTTTAGATGATATTGTGCGCGAAGCCCTAGAAGATCTAGCTGTTGACAGCGAATAACGTACAAAAACTAAGAAAGTCAGCCGCTTTAGCGTTCAAACCGCCAAAGAAGATGACATTAAGCGAGTGGGCGGATTCTTATGCGTATTTAAGCGCAGAATCAAGTGCAGAAGGCGGTAGATGGCACACGCTGCCTTACCAGAAGGGAATAATGGATGCGATCACGAATCCGAAGATTGAGCAAATCAGCGTGATGAAAAGTGCCCGTGTGGGGTACAGCAAGATTCTTAACCACGTCGCGGCCTTTCATATTCATCAAGATCCATGCCCGATCATGATCGTGCAGCCCACGATTGAGGACGCTCAGGGGTATTCCAAGGAGGAAATCGCGCCGATGTTGCGTGATACGCCCTGCCTTAAGGGTGTGGTGAGCGAGGCCAAGTCAAAAGACGGAGCCAACACGATCCTGCAGAAGCAGTTCCCTGGTGGAAGCCTGAGTTTGGTAGGCGCTAATAGCCCTAGGGGGTTCAGGCGTGTGAGCAGACGAGTAGTGCTATTTGATGAGGTTGATGGCTATCCACCCTCAGCTGGCACCGAGGGCGACCAGATCAAGCTGGGCATTAGGCGTACTGAGTATTACTGGAACAGGAAGATCGTGGCGGGGTCAACTCCAACGGTTAAAGATTTCAGCCGTGTGGAGCGAATGTTTCTGCAGGGTGATCAAAGGCGCTATTTCGTGCCATGTCCAGATTGCGGTCACATGCAGTATCTGAAATGGCCAAACATGAAATGGCACGATGACGATCCCGATACTGCTAGTTACTGCTGCGAGAGCTGTGGCGTATGGATCCCAGCAGCGAAGAAGCGTTGGATGGTTGAACGCGGTGAGTGGCGGCCCACCGCGCCTGGTAATGGTAAGCACGTTTCGTTCCATATTTGGGCGGCGTATAGCTATAGCCCCAATGCGAGCTGGTCAACGCTGGTTGAGGAGTTTCTTGATGCAAAAAACGACGCAGAGCAGCTGAAAACGTTTGTCAACACTGTCCTTGGTGAGACGTGGGAGGACGAATATGCGTCGAAGGTTGGTGCAGATGCTCTCAGCGAACGTTCGGCTGATGAGAAGTACAAGCAGGGCGTGGTGCCTGCAGAGGCTTTGTTGCTCACTGTTGGCTGTGACACGCAGGATGATCGCTTGTCGCTCAGTGTTTGGGGATGGGGCCGTGAGGAGCAGGGTTGGCTGATTGACAGGGTGAAAATTTACGGCGATCCGTCACGGAAAGAAGTGTGGAAGCAGTTGGATGAGATTGTGCAAACTCCGTATGAGTCCGAAGATGGTCGTGAGTTGAAGCCAATGGTGGTAGCCATCGATAGCGGCGGCCACCACACCAGTGAGGTGTACCAGTACGCAAGAGAGCGTCAGAGCCTGGGAGTTGTTGCGATCAAGGGCATGTCAACCAAGAACAAGCCGCCGATTGGCAAAGCAAGCAAGGTTGACCTGAACTCTCAGGGCAAGACACTTAAGAAAGGCGCTCAGGTATTCCCGGTCGGATCGGACACCATCAAGTCATTGTTGTTTGGGAGATTGAAGCACAACGATGTCGGCGCAGGATATTTGCATTTTTACCCAACGGTTGATAAAGATTATTTCGAGGAATTAACTGCAGAAAAACAAATCCTTCGCTTTAGAAATGGATTCCCTGAGCGGATTTGGGTAAAGAAAAGCAGTGCGAGAAACGAGGCGTTAGACGAGCTTGTTTACGCTTACGCAGCATTAAATCGCGTGTATCAGATTAAAGATCGCAGAACGCTATGGGATCAGATGGAGAAAACGCCTGAAGAGCGAAAAGAGTCCAAGCGTGCAGTTTCGGCCAATCGAACCCAGAAAAGTTTCATCAATCAGTGGTAAGAGTTAGACTGCTCAATATCAAGTGACTTTTTGTAGATGGCGATCCCTCCATCCATAACAAGCGGCGTGGATGCGGTATGGGTTGATGCCGAGACTGTTGACGTGTTTGGTGATGCCGTCACTAGCTCCACTCATTCGCTCGTTTACTACTTTCGCCTGAACACTAATTCGCAGGGTCTAACGGCAACAGCGGTTGCTTACAACAGCGGCTGGAAGACTACGTTGACTGCTGCTGCAACTGCTGCTGCAGATCCGAGCCCTAACTGGTTTTTCCAGGCCGTCTTAACGAAGACTGGCGATAGCCTTGTTCAGGAATACAGCCGAGGGCAGATTGAGATTCGTCCGTCGCTTGCTTATTCGGGCACGCCTGGAGCATTTGACGGCAGGACTCAGACTCAACAGGACTTGGATGCGGTAAAAGCAGCAATTAGGTCCATTGTCTCTGGCGGAGCTGTTTCCGAGTACAAGATTGGAAGTAGAAATTTAAAGCGATATGATCTTTCAGAATTGATTGAACTTGAGTCAAGATTGAAGTCTATTGTGGCGAAGGAGAATAAAGCTAAATTGATCGCCTCTGGTCTTGGCGATCCACACAATCTTTACGTTCGATTTAATCAAGGCTGATGGGACTTCGTACACGATTTTTAAGAACGCTCGGATTGCAACGAGTCCCGCGTCAGCAGCCTCGTCGTCGTCGCAATTACGCGGGTGCCATTATTTCGCGTCTTACTAGCGACTGGATGAGCACTCAAGCAAGTGCTGACGCTGAAATTCGGACAAGTATCAAGAAATTACGGGATAGATCCCGTGAGATGGTACGGAACAATCCGTACGCAAAGCAAGCGAAACGCACGACCCAGGTCAACGTTGTTGGCAGTGGGATCAAGCTTCAGTCTCAGGTGCAGCAGGTTCGAGGCCGGAAGCCTAGTGAAGCGATTAATCGCCTCATTGAAGAAAAGTGGCATTTATGGACCCGTGCTCAGTATTGCGACGTTGCGGGTCGGCACAGTTTCCACATGATGGAATGGCTGGCAACTGGTGCTTTGCCTGAGTCAGGCGAAGCGTTGTTTCGGATCATTCGCCGTCCGTTTGGGGGGAGCAGAGTGCCATTGGCGCTTGAGATGATCGAATCGGACGTGCTTGACGAGGAGTATCAAGGTCCAACGCTTGCAAAGCTCAATGAGTGGAGAATGGGCGTTGAGATCAACGAATGGGGTCGTCCTGTCCGTTATGCGTTCTTAACTCGTCATCCTGGTGATTATTGGTTCCAAAATGCACCCCAGAAAGGTGATAAGCATGTCTTCCTGCCTGCAGCGGATGTAATCCATCTGTTTCTTCCAGAGCGTCCGCAACAACATCGCGGTGTGCCGTGGTTCCATTCAGTGATGGCTGATGCTCATCAGTTGCAGGGCTATGAAGAGGCCGCTGTGATCCGCGCCCGTGCGGGCGCTTCTGTGATGGGATTCGTTACGAGCCCAGAAGGTGAGCTTGAAGGTGATGACGTTGAGGCTGATCGCAGGATTAGTGAATTTGAGCCTGGGATGTGGAAGTATCTGGAGCCTGGTCAGAATGTTGAGGTTCCAAACATCAGCTCGCCTGATCAGCAGTACGAGATGTTCGTGAAGAACAAGGTTCGGCGTTTTGCGTCAGGCTTTGGCTGCAGTTATGAGACGTTATCGCGTGATTTCAGCGAGACGAATTACAGCAGCAGCAGGCTGAGTTTGCTTGAAGATCGCGAGCACTGGAAGGTTATTCAGTCTTATTTGATTGAAAATTTCCATAACCGTGTGTTCCGCGAATGGCTTGACCTTGCGGTGTTAGCTGGTGAGCTTCCGTTCGATGATTACGATTCACGTCCTGAGCGTTACGACACTCCACGATGGATGGCTCGCGGCTGGGATTGGGTTGATCCGTTGAAGGAAGCGAAGGCTTACCGCCAGATGGAACAGGCTGGTTACATGACCAAGGCACAGATCGTCGCGAAGCTTGGCGGAGACTTCTTTGACAATCTCACTGAGTTCTCTAGGGAACAGCAAGCAGCCGAAGAGCTTAGTGTTGAGCTTGATCGTGACATTATTGATGAACTCCCAGAGGAGGTTGAGTGATGCCTGCAATGCCAACTGAAGGTATGCGCGAAGAGGCGCAGCGTTACAAGGATTGGAAATCAGAAGGAGAAAAAGGCGGTACTGAAGTTGCCGCTCGTCGCGCTACTCAGATTTTGAGTGGTAATGAATTGAGCGACGATGTGATTATTGCAATGAGCGCATGGTTTGCGCGGCATGAAGTGGACAAAAAGGCTGAGGGGTTTAGTCCTGGTGAGGAGGGTTACCCTTCTCCAGGCCGTGTCGCTTGGGCTGCCTGGGGTGGTGATGCTGGTAAAACATGGTCAGACCGAATTGTTGAGTCTATGGATCGCTCAATCGAAGAAGAGACCAGGGCCGAGCCTGACGGCTTGAAAGTTGGTGATTTTGTGCGTTGGGGATCTTCTGGTGGCACCGCTCAAGGCAAGATCACAAGAATTGTCCGCGATGGCCAAATCGACGTGCCCGATAGCGAGGCTGTAATCAATGGCGAAGAAGACAATCCCGCAGCATTAATTCAAATTTATCGCGAAGGTGATGATGGATGGGAGGGGACTGATGTTTATGCAGGGCATAGATTCAGTACACTGACAAAGATCGAAGCATTACGCGCAATGGAACTTACTTCGGAGGTGCCTGATGTTGTCGCAGAAGAGAGTTCTAAACAAGAATTGTCTCGCGATCTTGAAGGTACGAAATTCAAGCGTGTTGAAGCAACAAGTTTCAACATGGTTGACGAACGGAGCATGGAATTTCCATTCAGCTCTGAATATCCCGTGGCTCGTTACTTTGGAAACGAAATCCTAAGTCATGGCATGGAGTCCGCGAATCTTTCGCGGCTCAATGATGGCGCACCACTTCTTTATAACCATGATCCAGATCGCATGATCGGCGTTGTCGAACGTGCTTGGGTTGATGGTGAAAAGAAACGTGGTTACGCCAAGGTGCGCTTTTCGCGCAATAAATTCGCGCAAGAAGTGCTTCAGGACGTTCGCGATGGAATCCTTCGCGGCGTTTCTTTCGGCTACTCCATTGATAAAATGGAGGAGCGCGAAGATGGCCTCGTAGCTACCAATTGGTCGCCTTACGAGGTTTCGTTAGCTGTTATCCCAGCTGACCCCACTGTTGGAGTTGGACGTTCTCTTGAGATCGACGATTCTGACGTAAATGTTGGAGTTGATCGTTCTTTAGAGGACGTTGACTCTGACACCGATACTGCGGCTTCGACCGCATCTCCCGTAAACACAGTGACTGAAGTCATGGAAAGCACCACTACTGATGTGGAGGTGATCCGGTCCGAGGCCGTAGAGGCCGAGCGTAACCGGATTGCATCCATTAACAAACTCGGCGAGCGTCACAACCTCTCCGATCTTGCACGCGAATTGATCTCAGGCGGACAGTCCGTCGATGAGGCTCGCGCTGCTGTCCTCGAAAAAATCGGAACTCAACCCGTGGAACATAGCATCACCGCCAACGACATCGGCCTCTCCGATAAGGAGACCCGGCGCTTCAGCTTCGTCAAAGCTCTGAATTATCTCTCTAACCAGGGTGATGCTCAGGCTCGTCGCGATGCAGCGTTTGAAATCGAAGTCGGCGAGGCTGCTGCCAAGCAGTACGAGCGTTCTTCAAACGGTATCGTCATTCCTAACGAAGTCCTCCGTCGCGACTTGGTTGTAGGTACACCTACAGCTGGTGGTGACTTGGTTGACGACGTGCTCCTGGCTGGATCCTTCATCGATCTGCTTCGTAACCGCTTGGCAATTGCTCAGGCTGGCGCAACGATGCTGACCGGGCTTCAGGGCAATGTGTCAATTCCTCGCCAGACTTCGGCTGCCACTGCTTACTGGGTTGGTGAGAACGCTTCTCCCACCGAGTCCCAGCAGGCAATCGATCAGGTGAATATGACACCCAAAACCGTGGGTGCATTTGTTGACTACTCACGTCGCCTGTTGCTCCAAAGCAGCATCGACGTTGAAGGCATGGTTCGTAACGACCTTGCCCGTGTGATCGCATTGGAAATCGACCGCGCTGCTATCTACGGCACCGGCTCTTCCAACCAGCCTCAAGGCTTGACCAACGTGAGCGGCATTGGTTCCGAGACCCTTACGGGAACCGGCACCTTCCTTGAGTACATCGCGATGGAAACCGACGTTGCTGCAGCTAACGCTGACGCTGGCGCTCTTCGCTATATCGTCAACGCCACCACTCGCGGCGGCTTGAAAGGAACCAAGAAGGACGCTGGCAGCGGCGAGTTCGTCTTCGCTGACAACGAGATTAACAGCTATCCCGTTATCGTCTCGAACCAGCTTGCTTCTAACGATGCACTGTTCGGCGACTTCTCCATGTTCATCATGGGCATGTGGTCTGGTTTGGATCTGACTGTTGATCCTTATGCTGGCGCTACTGCTGGCACCGTCCGCGTGATCGCTCTCCAGGACATCGACTTTGCTGTCAAGCAGCCTTCTGCCTTCTGCTTCGCTAGTTGAAGTCCATGAGAGTTGAAATCACAAGAAATGTGATGATCAACGGGGAGCCTGTGAAAACAGGCTCTTTTGTTGAGGTGGATCGCGTTTTAGGAACACTGTTACTTAACAGCGACAAGGCGAAGGTTGCTAAAGAACCTGAGCCTGCACCGGCTTGCCCACCCAAGCCAGCACCTGTAAACCCGGCCAAGGCACAGCCCGCTCGACGTGGGCGTGCCAAGGCTCCTTCTGGAGAAGACTGATGACAATTCTTTCCGTAGGGCTTGAAAAGCTTTCGCATTTTGCGTTAGCTCCAACAGCTTCACGCACATCTGCCCTCAGCGGCACTGCTGTTGATCTGAATGACTACGAAGGCGACATTTGCGTAATTCTCGATGTTGAGAATGGCGGAACATCAACTTTGGATGTCAAGATTCAATCAGCTGACACATCTGGTGGAACTTATTCTGACGTCTCTGATGCCTCGTTCACTCAGGTGAGCACAAGCGCAAGCAAGCAGACGTTAGTTTTTGACAAAGGAAGCGCCAAGCGTTTCATCAAAGCTGTTTCAACAGTATCTACTTCAACTCACACCTATAGCGTCAATGCTTTTGGTGCTTTGAAGTACGCATGATCACGGTATGCGTCTAGCCTTAGCTAGGCGCTTTTTCTTATGGCATTTGCAGAAGACTTAAGCGTTTTTTTGAGCAGTGCTGATTTTGCTGTTCCTGTTACGGCTGGGTCCACTTCAGGGCTAGGGATATTGGACATGCCAAGCGAGATCATTGCTGACGGAGTGGTGCTGACAACTGATTACAAGCTGACTTGTGAGTCGTCAAAATTTGGAAGCTTGTTGCATAGTGATTCGATAACGGTTGACGGAGTCAACTACACTGTCAGAAGCGCGAACCTCAT